GTCAATTTAAGAAAAAGACATTTGATGCTATCACTGGACGAACCGGAGCAAAAATGGCTCCAATCCTCATTACAACAACTCCTTATGGTCTTGGACCATTATATACAGAATGGTATAAAAGATTCAAAATTGGAGACGAGGATTACTATTTCGTTCACTGGTCTTCCCACTTAAACCCTGCATATCCTGAAGCAGAATACGAACGTGCAAAACGTTCGATGAGTCCAGAGAAGTTTCGAGAGAGATATGATGGTCATTTTGTTGCATTGGAGGGACTTGTTTATCCAGCATTCTATCGAACACATGTGGAGATGAATTCCGATGATATACTCACTCTTCTTTCCAGTGGTGGTCGCCATTTTGGTGGGATTGACTTTGGTTGGAATGACCCTTTTTGTGCACTATGTGGGTTCCTTGACACCGAGGACGTATTATGGGTCTGGTACGAAAGATACAAGTCCCAGACTACCATTGAAGACCATGCTAATGCTTTGCCTAAGTTTGCCAATCGGAGTTTGCGTTGGGCTTGTGACAATAATCCTGATGCAGTGCGACGACTCCGTAAAGGCGGACATTTGGCAGTCAACGCAAAAAAGTTTGAGAGAGGGCACCAACGCAGTGCCATCATCAATGGAATTCTCATGGTCAATTCCCGTATTTACAATGGGAAACTGAAGATCATTAAGAATCGTTGTCCAGCAGTGTGCGCTGAGGCAGAACAGTACCATTATCCAGACAAGGACGAAGAGATTATTGGTGACATACCTGTAGATAAAGACAATCATGCAATGGATGCACTGAGATACATGATTGTTGAAATCGACCATAAGAAAGCGGCTTGATAGTAAAGTGAAGATAGGGGTTTTCCCGTTTCCCAAGTGTCCAGAACCCCCCGACAGAGGGGTGGACTTTCCTAAAAAATTAAAAATAATGACTGTAAGAGACACAGAAAAATCGGAAAGGTGTTATGGGCCAACGTTCTGTTGTATGAGATTTCAAGCAATAAGAACTACTGGAACAGCCCCTACTGAAGAAGAAAACAACACTGGTGAAGAAAAGGTAGAAGAAGCTATTTTGTATTGCGAGAAATGTGGGCACGTGGAGGCTCTTGAATTCACGGATTGAATAATGCCAGAACTCAGTCCAGATGAATACAATGATATAACCTCAATACGTGTTCTTCTTCAGTTAAAGCTAAAAGAACACGAAAGGTATAGAGACTTAATTATTCTTTCTCCTCGACAGGTAGAAGAAATATTAAAGGCTCTAGAACCTATATTGAGATGACTCCTTTAGATGAAAAAGATGTTCGTTTTTTAATAGAACTTCGTGATCATTGTGAGAAGAAATATCCTTTTTCAAAATGTCAAGTAGATGGTATTATTCGAGGTGTAAATAGGATTCTTAAAAAATGCCCTTTAAAGACCTCGAACACGAAGGAAACGAAAATTTCGAGAAAGGACGCATATCCAACAGGGAAGATGTAAGGGAAGTTCAACTTCTGAAAAAGAAACAATCAGAAGATGCTAAGGAAGAGGAACTTGAAAAGAAACAACAACAATGGTTGTATTTTGATAATCCCGCGTTGTGGGATGGGGAAATATAGTGGTAAGACGAATTCGATCCGGCAGACGTGGAACTCCTAATTTGGGTTCCTATAGTGCTGGAGTGAGCTATTATGACGCATTTCGTCGTAAACTCATTCCCAGTGATGAAACTCTTATTCGAGAGTATAAACGAACTGCGTATGCTTGTGCTAACTTAAATGCAGTTGGTCTTACAAATATTTCTTTGAAATTGTATGTCAAGAGTGACAAGGGTGATAAGAAAACAATTTTACGTACAAAATCTCTTTCCAGTAAACGCATTGACTGGTTGTGTTCTCAAAGTTATCTTTCGAAATCATTACGTTCTTTTGTAAATGTTGAAGAAGTAGTTACTCATCCAGTATTAGATCTTTTAAGAAAAGCTAATGACACTCCTTTTATGAATGGAGTTCGTCTTTCAGAATTAACGCAATTATATCAGGAAATTACCGGAAAAGCGTATTGGTTAATAACTAATAATGTTTTCGGTATTCCAGAAAATATTTGGTTAATTCCTTCCCAGTATATGTATCCCTATAAGGAACCTTCCTCCAGAAGTAAAACACCAATTGATTATTACGAATATATTCCTCCAGGTGTTAGTGAACCGATTGAATACAATGTCAACGACATTATTCCCTTCTACATGCCATCACTGACAAATCCGTATGTGGAGGGACTATCGCCACTTGAAGCAGCTTTTGAAGCGAATGAAGTCAACAACAAACTACTTACTCATCAGGATGCGCTACTGGAGAATGAAGCACGTCCTGACGCAATGATCACTCCAGGTAAGGAAACAGCATTTGGACCCGAAGAAGCAGAACGATATGAAAAACAATTCCGAATGCGATTTGCACGCGGACGACAGGGAGGTGTGTGGGTTGTCGAAGATGATGTCAACTTCACACCAATTGCATTTCCACCACAAGACCTCGCTCGACTTGAAATCAACAAGTGGTCCAAAAATGACCTTGCCAACGCATTTCAAGTCCCATTCGCACTAGTCGCAGATGCATCACACAACCGAGAACAACTTGAAGCAGCAGAACGACAACACGCCAAATACGGACTATCAGTGCGTTGTGCGAGAGATGCTGCTGTTAAAAATGACCTGCTTATAAGTAGATATGATGATTCCGGTCGATTGTTTCTCGCTTATGACGATCCGATTCCTGAAAACAAAGAAGAGAAACTGCAAGAGAATGTGCAACTCGGAATGAATGGATTCAAGACACCAAATGAGATACGCAAGGATTACAATCTTCCTCCAGTAGCAGGCGGCGACGAATTACGTGCAATCAACGTGTCACCGGAGATGATGCGTGATAACGAAAGAAAAAATGGAAATGCTGAAAAATAGACAAAGCAAACGTGAGAAACGAAAAAGAAAACAGAAGCAGAAACGTGTAAAGCATTTTATGTACGCTAGGAGAAAGAATGCCAAGTCCCTTCGGTCCATCGTTGAGTCCATTCAAGAAGATTGTGTGGATTGGTCCGAGGATGAGTCCATTCGCGGCGAGTTCGCGTCATCCGTTCTCCGTCGCATTTCGAGTTGAAACTGAATGGCATGGTGAAAGATGGTATGGCAACATGCTGCGGAATGTTGCTAATACCATACAAGTGATAACTGAGGAATATCGACACGAATTACAAAAAGAGTTGTTTCGACACGTTGGTTCTATTCCAGCAAGCGGACACGGGCACGCAAGACGACGAATACAGCATTCACGTCCAGGAGAAGTACCATACTGGCAAACAGGTAATCTTCGAAATTCAATAAGGTCATCATACAATTTTAAAGTTAGATCTTCCAGAAGACGAACTAAATTGTGGTCCAGGATTAGTACACCTGTCCATTATGCCCGACAGTTGGAACGAGGTGGAAAAACTACCACCGCTCGAAGGAAACCTTTTACGACTATACGATTGGTTAATCCACTTAGAAGCAATCCCATTATCGCACCTAGACCCTTGTGGTTGCCCGTATTTCAAATGCGATGGCGAAATTGGCAGTGGCGATTAGGTAGAGCCATAAATTCAACACCAATTCCTTAGAGAGATTGAAAATGAAATATTTAAAAGACTACGGTAATTGTTCTGGTCCGTTGGGTTTTCCAATGCAAGAGAAGGATGCCCGCGAGTTAGAAGAGATGCTTGATACAGGTGAATGGAGTCATTGTACTATTCGAAAATCTGAAATGGATGGAGTCTTTCCAGGTGAACGTTCTGATATTAGTGTTATCTCAGATGACACTATTGACAAGGATGGAGATGTTATTGATCCTAAGTCAGTTTCATTTGAACGATTTCGTCAAAATCCTGTTGTTGCTTATAATCATATGTATGATATTCCTCCAATTGGTAAGTCGCTTTGGCAAAAGTTGGTTGGAGGTAATACATGGAAAGCAAAGACACAGTATATTTCTCGTCCAGAAACGCATCCGAGAGAAGCTGCATGGTTACCTGATTCGATTTTTCACATGATTCAAAGCGGATCAATGCGAGGTAAGTCTCTCGGTGGTGCTGTCAAATGGAGAGGAGTCACTGAAGAAGATGTTGCGACTCATCCCACGTGGAAATCGGCTCGACGTGTATCGGAGAAAGTGGTCGTATACGAATACTCAGCGTGCCCATTGGCAGTTAATAATAACACTGTTGTTGAAGAAGTCTCGAAGGCAGTCTTGTCTTTGCCAGAAGAAATCATGCGACAAGACTTTCCAGAAGCATACGAAGCGATTAAGGAGTTAAAGAAGAAAACATCATCTCTTCCAGTAATCAAATCCTACGTTACTGTTGAAGAATTTAAACGAAAGCAAGAGTTGTTATTGCAAGCGAAGGTTGCTGAAGTTAAATCTCAACTTCCTAAAATGGTTGAAGATACGTTTAAGCGTCTTACGGGTAAAGTGAGCTAGGTACAAGCCTTGGAAACTGGAGAGCATTGCTTAGGTGAAAAAGGTGGATGTACTCTCGCGATAATCATTTTAATATGAGGATTTAAAAATGAAGAAGTGGATTAAATTTTTGCAGAACTATACTCAAAAGTCTGAGGATGGTTCTTCAAAGGAATTTAAGGAAGGTGACATCATCCAAGTTGATGAAGACACCTTTAAGGCTCTTACTGCTTTGAAAATTGCAGAAGAGACTGAGGAACCGAAAAATGATGACAATCTTGACAATCTTGTTAAGGGATTT